CCGCGGCTTTGCGGTCGATCTGGAGTTGGCCAAGCACGCAGTGACCGCGGCCGCGCTGATTCAGGATCGGCTGTCCAAGCGCGTGCAGGCGGCCACCGATGACGAGGTGGGATCCGCCACGCAGCGCGACGCGATGCTCGACTTCCTGCAGCCGCTGTGCGCAGAGTTCGGCGTCGAGTTGCCGGACCTCAAGGCCGACACGCTGGAGCGGCGGCTGGAAGACCCGGATCTACCGGACTACATCAAGGATCTGCTGCGCATCCGCCTGGAAGCCAGCATGAACAGCGTCAGCAAGTTCAAGACGCTGCTCAAGCGCGTCAGCAGCGATGGCCGCTTGCGCGGGTCCATGCAGTTCCGCGGCGCCGGTCGCACCGGCCGCTGGGCGCACCGCGGTTTCCAGCCTGGCAACCTGCCGCGGCCCTCGCTCAGCCACGAGCTCATCGAGTTCGCCATCGAGTGCATCAAGGCCGACGATGTGGACGCGATGGAACTCGTGTTCCCCAACCTGATGCTCGCGATCAGCAACACCATCCGTGGCGCGATCGTGGCCGCCGAAGGCAAGAAGCTGGTGGTGGCCGACCTGTCGAACATCGAAGGTCGCGTGGCCGCGTGGCTGGCCGGCGAGGACTGGAAGCTGCAGGCTTTCCGCGACTTCGACACCATACTGATCGGTGACGACGGTGAGCCACTGCGCGACAAGAAAGGCAAGCCGGCGCGCAAGGGCGTCGACCTCTACATCAAGGCGTACATGAGTTCGTTCAACGTCGAGGATCCCTCGACCGTGGACAAGGACAAACGCCAGATCGGCAAGGTCGAGGAACTGATGTTCCAGTACGGCGGTGGCGTCGGCGCGTGGCTCACCGGCGCGGCCACCTACGGCATTGACCTGGCTGCGATGACCACGGCCGTGATGCCGGTGCTACCGCAGTGGGCCAAGGACGAGGCCTCGGACTTCCTGCAGTGGTTGTACGAGAAACCGAAGGCGAAGTTTGAAGCTGCGATGGGCAAACTGAAGGAGCGGGCTACACAGCCCGATGCACCGGACTTCGTGCCAATGCCATCGAAAGAGCAGTGGAACCTTTGGATGCACGATGAGGAGTCACTTCTTGTCGTCAACCTCACCGCGGAGTGCTCTAAGGTCCGCTACAGCCTGCCCGAGCAGACCTTCATTGCATGCGACGCGATCAAGCGCTTGTGGCGCAAGGCGCACCCGGCCATCAGTTCGTACTGGAAGGATCTGGAGAACACGGTCAAGCACGCGATCGACAACCCGGGCGAGACCCTCACGTGCCGCAAGGTGAAGATCCGCCGAGATGGCGCCTGGCTGCGCATCGGTCTGCCCAGCGGTCGCGCGCTGTGCTACCCGAACCCCGGCATCGACAAGGACGGCAGCATCTTCTATACTGGCTTCTCCCCTTACAATAGACAGTGGGGCAAAGTGAAGACATACGGTGGCAAGTTGCTGGAGAACATCACTCAAGCCGTTGCGTGCGATCAGCTGGCCGAGTGCATGCCGGCCGCCGAGTTGGCCGGCTATGCGACGGTACTCAGCGTCCACGACGAGTTGGTGACCGAAACCCCTGACTCAGAGGACTTCACGGCTGACGAGCTCGCCGACATCATGTGCAGCGATCTCGGTTGGAACACCGGCCTGCCGCTCGCCGCGGCGGGGTTTACGACCTATCGGTATCAGAAGGCGGACTAGTGGAGACGTGGCGATCAGTGCTCGGCTATGAAGGGCTTTACGAAGTCAGTTCACACGGGCGAGTTCGATCTCTCGATCGGCATGTGGCCAATCGGCACGGTACTGTTTCACTACGCAAAGGGGCGCTGAAAAAACAAGTTCACATCGGGCGACAGCGCACCCCCGGCGGCCGCTACGCCGCGGTGCACCTTTGCAAAGATGGCGTTGAAAAGCTAGCCAAGGTTCATGTGCTTGTCGCCGAAGCGTTCATCGGCCCTCGCCCAAAGGGAAAAATTACGCGGCATCTTGACGGCGACAACTTCAACAACCACTACAAGAACCTCGCTTGGGGCACTCACCAAGAGAACAGCGACGACATGAAACGCCATGGCACCGTCTTGTTCGGAGCAGATCACGGGAGCGCCAAATTGACCGACGCAAAAGTTCGCCGTATCAAGCGGTTGCTGCGCACGCACACAAATCAGGCGGTTGCAGAGAAGATGGGTATGAGCAACCAGCAAATCAGCAATATCAAGCTTGGCAGGTGCTGGGCGCACGTGGAGGTTTGACCATGCCCAAGATGTACGACCCAGCCACCATGCTGGTGTTTGACGAATCCACCGAACTGAAACCGCACCAGCCGAAGTGCAGCCGTTGCGGCAGCACCGACGTGCGCTGGCGCCAGCAGGGCGGCAAGTGGGTGATGTTCAGCCTGCAACCCGGCGTAGAGCATGTGTGCGAACTCAGCGCCGACGACTTCGACGTGGTGCAGGAATGAAGTGCCCGAAGTGCGGAAGCGACACCGTGGTGCAGCAAGTGCGTGGCGGCCGGCGCCGGCGCAAGTGCGTGAACCCGCAGTGTGCGTACCAGTTCCACACCGAGGAACGCGAAGTGCCAGCCTTTGCGAACGGTGGCGATCGACGCAGCGAAGCGTTCAAGGAAGCGCGCAATGGCCGCTGAAGGCAAACTGCGAGCGAAGCTCAAGGCGCGAGTCGAGGCCTACGGCGGCGAGATCCGCGCCGTGTCGTGGCTGGGGCGCCGGTTCGCACCGGATGTGCTGTGCTTGTTTCCTTTGGGCGAAGTACCGACGGTACCCCCATCCGCGTTTCTAGATGTGGAATGCTTTCACCCCTTCATCGAGACGAAGGCCCCCGGCGGCAAGCCCACGGTCGGGCAACTGCGCGAACACGAGCGCATGCGCGCCGCCGGCTGCGTGGTGCTGGTGATCAGCACTGAAGAGCAACTGGATGAGTGGTTGCCGCCGCTATGAAGCGCCGCGATCTTGCCGCCCACCGCGGTCATACCTACGAAGATCAGATCGAAAGTGGAGAGTTCGACGCATTTGACTATTGCGGCGTGTGCGGATGCTTGTTGAATCAGAAAGACCGCCCAGAGACCGCGGAAGCGTGGCCGCAACTATGCAAGCGTTGCAACGAGACCGACATTCGGCCACCTGAATCCCCCGAGGATTTGCCAAGGTGAAGACGCTTAACTGGCGGCCCTGGCAGCCGCCCCTCATCGACTTCGGCGTCGAACACAAGCGCTGCAACCTGCTGGCGCGCATGGGCATGGGCAAGACCCCGGCCGTGCTGGAGATCCACGACCGGTTGCGGCTGCTGGGCGAGGTCGGCAAGCACCTCGTGACGGCGCCGCTGCGTGTGGCGCGTTCGACCTGGCCGGAGGAACCGGTCAAGTGGCACGAGTTCGCGCACCTCAAGGTGCAGCCGATCACCGGCACCAAGGATCAGCGCATCGCGGCGCTGCGCAACGACAAGGCCGACATCTACGCGATCAACTACGAGAACCTGCCGTGGCTGGTCGAGCATCTCGGTGAGGCGTGGCCGTTCGACACGGTGACGGCTGACGAGGCGAGCAAGCTGCGCAGCTTTCGGCTGCTGCAAGGCGGCAAGCGCGCCCAAGCCCTGGCGTCTGTCGCGCACACCAAGGTGCGCCGCTGGATCAACCTCTCCGGCACCATCGCGCCGAACGGCCTGAGCAACCTGTGGGCGCCGATGTGGTTCATCGACCGTGGCCAGCGGCTGGGCCGGTCCTACGACTCGTTCGAATCGCGCTGGTTCGGCTACAAGCGAGCCAAGGACGCGGTGAACGCGCACAAGACTCGCATCTCGCGCATCGCCTTCCCGCATGCCTTCGGCGAGATCACCGGACTGATGAAGGACGTGACGCTGGCCCTCAACCCGAAAGACTGGTTCCCGATCAAGGATCCGATCGTCGTGCCGGTGTACGTCGATCTGCCGCCCGAGGCGCGCAAGAAGTACCGTGAGATGGAGCGCGACATGCTCACGCACATCAACGGTCACGACATCGAAGCCTTCGCGGCGTCGGGCAAGGTGATCAAGTGCCAGCAGTTGGCCAACGGCGCGGTCTACACCGGCTCCGACGAACAGATCGAGCGCGACGTGTCGCACTGGGTCGAGGCGCACGAGGAAAAGCTCGACGCGCTGGAATCGATCATCGAAGAGAACGACGGCGAGCCGATCCTTGTCGCCTATCACTTCAAGCCCGACCTAGCGCGGCTCAAGAAGCGCTTCCCGCACGGCCGTCACATCAACACCAAGGCCGACGAGGATGCGTTCAAGCGCGGCGAGATCGAGCTCGCCTTCGTGCACCCGCAGAGCATCGGCCATGGGGTCGACGGCTTCCAGAACATGTGCCACATCATCGTCTTCTTCGCGCTCGCCTACGACTTGGACCCGCACGACCAGATCATTGAACGGATCGGGCCGATGCGGCAGATGCAGGCAGGTTTTGACCGCGAGGTGCTGGTCTACCAGATCATCGCTCGCGACACCATCGACGAAATCGTGGCCGAGCGGCTCGTCGAGAAGCGAGGCGTGCTCGACGCCACCATGGACGCTCTGGCTCTCAAACCGAAGGACGTTGCGTGAAGGTCTACTTGTCAGGCCCGATGACGGGCATCCCGGAGTTCAACTACCCGGCGTTTCACGCTACGGCCGCCAAGCTGCGCGCCGCTGGCTACGAGGTCGTCAACCCTGCTGAAGTGAACCCCGACTCGTCTTTGTCGTGGCAGCAGTGCCTGCGCGAAGACATCAAGCACCTGTGTGATTGCGAGGCGCTGGCGCTCATGCCCGGCTGGCAAAACTCGCAGGGTGCGCATCTGGAGATGCACATCGCCCACCGACTGGGCATCAAGATTCATCTTGTGGAGGAACTCCTGTGACCGACATCACCCAAACCCTCACCGACCGCGGCAACCGCTACGGCCCCTTCATCGGCCACGCCGAGGTCACCCAGCGACTCAAGCGCGTGATGGCCGAGGAACTCGCCAAGCGCGGCAAGGCCCTGGCCGACGATCAGTGGGAAGCGCTGGAAATGATCGCGCACAAGATCGGCCGCATCATCAACGGCGACCCGGACTACGACGACTCGTGGGTGGACATCGCCGGTTACGCCAAGCTGGTGTCGGATCGCTTGCAAGGCACCGTTCGGTAAGCGTATCATCTGCTCCACTGTGACCCCGACTCCCCTCTTCAACTGGCGCGACCACACGGCCGTGGTCGTGGCCAGCGGCCCAAGCCTGACCGACGAGCAGATCGCGCTGGTCGAGCATTCGGACGCGCTCACGATTGCGGTAAACAACAGCTACGAGAAGCTGCAACATCCCGATGCCGTCTATGCCTGCGACTACCTGTGGTGGAAGTTCAACCACATGAAGGTCAAGCAGAACATCCCGCGCAGCCGGCTGTGGACGCAGGATCTCTCGGCCGCCGAGCAGTACCAGCTGTCGCACATCCGGTGGGAGGCCAAGGACGGCCTGGGCAAGCGCGGTCTGCGCGTGAACGGCAACAGCGGCGCCGGGGCGATCAACCTGGCGTATCACTTCGGCGTGCGCCGCATCCTGCTGATCGGCATGGACATGAAGCCCGGTCTGAACGGTGAGAAGCA